TTGCGGCGCCCGAAGGGTACCGCTTTGCGGCGCCCGAAGGGTACCGCTTTGCGGCGCCCGAAGGGTACCGCTTTGCGGCGCCCGAAGGGTAGGGTATTGAATCATTAAAATGTGTGGTGCTCGAGGTAATAAATGGATATCAAAGAAGATTTTTGCGGAGCATGTTTGACTATACCGCTGGCATTTATGGGAGCTGGAACAGCGATAGGTTCTGAAAAAAAAGCATTATTGTATAAATCAGCTATAGTAATTACGATAATATCAATTGGGCTTACAATTTATTACATTTCTATTAAAAAATGTTCAACGTGTCGATTACGTTAAATTTTATACTTGTACCCTTCGGGAGCCGCAAAGCGGTCTCCCAATCCCGCTTCGCGGGATTGGGTACAAAAATACAAAATAAATTGAAATTTTTAAATTTAATTTTCAATTAATAAATATGGCGTGTATTATCCATACGAATTTATGTTCAGATAATATTTTAAAAAAGCTGAGAAACGACCTTACAATAAATATTGAACCAAAAAATAAGAGATATGGGAATGGTAAGATTTCAACAATAAGAGTCTACAATGTAAATGAAGAAGGTAAAAACAGGCCTGCGAATATTCCTTTTAACTATAGTTTGAGTATAGATGGGTCATTTAGACCAGAAAGAATTGAGCTGCCTGAGATGTCACATCAATTTGTTGGCGATTTACGGAAAGAACAAAAAAAATGTAGGAATGATGCATTGTACTTGCTTCAAAAAAGTAAGACGTTAATGTTGGCGTGTTATACAGGGTTTGGGAAAACGGTAACATCTATAAACATGGCCTCTAAACTTAAGCTGAAAACATTAATTAGCGTGCCAAAATCGCCTTTGTTGGGGCAGTGGGAGTCCGAGATTCAAAAATTTATACCAGACGCGGTTATACATGTTCTGACCCCCAAAGAGATTAAAAAAGTGAATTTCGACGAAAGACCAGATTTCTGTATTGTTTATGGGTTAAACATCCACAAAATCCAGCCCGCCTATTTAGCGTCGTTTGGGTTTGTAGTGGTAGACGAGGCGCATCTTCAGATGACTGAAGTGTTTATGAGCAATTTGCTTTTTTTAACTCCAAGATATTTATTAGGCGTTACAGCAACTCCGTATCGAGACGACGGTTATAATGTTCTTTTTAAATTATTTTTCGGCCAAAAAATGGTAGAATATCCTTTGTATAAAAAACATATCGTTTACAAGGTTAAAACAAATTTTGTTCCAAATGAAAAGAAATACATGACATATACGAACACATACAATGTTAAAGTAGATTGGAACCAAATTTTAAATGAACAATCTGAAAATGTAGAAAGAAATAATTTAATTATTGATATTGTTACAAAATTTAAAGATAGAACGTTTCTTATATTAGTTAAAAGAGTTGAGCAAGGAAGATATTTAGTTGGTAGACTTGCATCTGTTAAAGAAAAGGTAACGTCGCTTCTCGGTAAAGACCAAGACTACGATAAAAGTGCACGTATTCTTGTGGGAACAAGTTCAAAGATCGGCACCGGATTTGATCACCCAAAATTAGACACGTTGATTGTCGGAGGCGACATGGTATCTTATTATATTCAGTTTTTAGGAAGAATAATGCGGAGAAAAGATGTCGATCCAATCGTGTTTGATTTGGTAGACTCTCATCATATTCTTTTAAAACATTTTAAAGAACGGTCCAAGGTATACAATAAACACGGAGGCGAAATTATGCTATATTGTTAAAACATTTTAAAGAACGGTCCAAGGTATACAATAAACACGGAGGCGAAATTATGCTATATTGTTAAAACGCAGGTAATAAATATGACGGAACGTAATCTTGTATTATTATTCAGCATAATTATCGGTTTGATAGGATATGCTTTTAGCTCTAGAAAAAAGATTAGAGAAAATTTTTTACCACCCATGTCTTTCAAAGTTGACAGAGTTGCCGCGCCAAATGAAGATTTTGCAAATAAAGGAAATTTTTGGTCTGTTCCTGGAACGTATCAGTCGTTAGTTGCTCCAAGATCTAGCAGCGTTCAATACGGATCTCAAATACAATATAATTTGCCTCCTGAAAATATATTGGCATATAAGGCAAACACCCCATTTGCCAACGACGGTCTTTTAACGACGGGGGACGGAGATATAGTCCAACCTGTCACATATGACAGGTTTATGTTTTCAAATAAAAAATCTCGTCTCCGAACACATGGAGATCCGATCAGAGGAGATTTACCAATAGTGCCACATAATTCTGATTGGTTTAGACCATCGGTACAACCACACCTTGATTTAAAGGAAGGGGCAATGCAAGTAATGGGTGGGTTCGATAACGAAACCAATACTCAACTATCTCAATTAATGTCGGCTTCTGCCGGAAGTGCTCTTCAAACATTTGGAGGAGTAAGTTTTAGTGGCGATAACGGTCTTTCAAATCATATGGGCGCTTTTATGAGATCTCCGTCGGCTCCAGAACCTATTAATAAAGATGCAAGTCTTAGTAAATTTATGAGCGCTGCTCCTCAAGGATCGAATGTCACTCAAGGGTTTGCAGCAAGTGGTATGGTTCCATCTTTTACATCAACTCCAGGAGGTACCCTTCGGGCGCCGCAAAGCGGTATGGTGGCGACCCAAAACTGGGTATCTGTAGAACGATCTGGAGATATTAATGTGATGCGTGGTTAAGTAAAAAATGCAGTTAATAAATGTTTCGTGTAGAAAATACAAACAAAATATTTGAGGTAAACACACCACAACGTGAACCTCATCATATAGTATCTAACGGAGTTATAAATAAAGGTAACACGTGTTATTTTTACCCTTCTGTGTTGTTTCCAGAAGATGTGGAAATCTGTTCATCTACATTCATATACAGAAGCGAAACTGGAGTTGTTAATGTAAAATTTGTTATTGTAAATACTACATCTGGAAAAGTCGAGGAAAATGCTGAATATGGGTTTGCTCACAAGACTCTTATATCATCTGTTAAATATGATAAGCCTCTCTTAATCAAAGCTGGAACGCCGTTTTATTTCTATGTCGCAGCAGAATTAAAAGATTCGTTTTTTACATTAGGTTATAAAAATATCTAAATTCACCAAGTGATATTTTAAAGTCCAAGACTTTAAAATAACTTCACCAAGAGATATTTTAAAGTCTGACTTTAAAATATCTAATCTTCATAATAGTAATCGTTCACCAAGTGATATTTTAAAGTCTTGGACTTTAAAATATCTAATCTTCATCTTCGTAATAGTATCCGAAACGTTTGCAGCCTTTACACCCGGCGCAGCCAGAACAACACCCCCACCTATCAAGTTCGAGCGGCAACTCATACGGCACTTCATCACATCGTGGACATTTATTCTCCGTGCATGTAGGACACAACTGTCCTAAAATATCTACTTCGTTATCGCAATCACAATTATAACACATCTTTAAGTCTTTAAAATCTGGAAAAGTGTTGTGAAAGGTTTCGCTGAAATTCCTGGTTGCTCGATAAGGTAAAATGTCTTCAGACCGATAGTCATAGTCAAACTTTATATATCGTCTTTTTAAATATTTTAGTTTTTCGCGGTCAATTAAATCACAGTTGTCAATAAAAAAACTGTCATTTAGATTACATAAATTAACTTTATACCAAAAGGTTGTAAAATGTGATCTTATTGTTTCTGGTGTCAAATATGGTATTGTAGAAGGGTTTATTAGCGTGTTGTACCCTTCGGGCGCCGCAAAGCGGTACCCTTCGGGCGCCGCAAAGCGGTACCCTTCGGGCGCCGCAAAGCGGTAACACGCGATGGATTTTCCGGTTGTCAGCTCTCTCTTGGCATATTCGACTTCTAAGCTGACTGCTTTAAGCGCTGCGGAACCATCTTCAAAAGATGAATGGTTTAATATGATATCTAAAACGTGTCTAATATTTAAAACATGCATTTACTCAAAACATTGTCATTATTAGTTGAAAAATCATTTTCGCCAGATTACCGGTACCATTCAGGCGCCGCAAAGCGGTACACATTATTGGGTCTAGAAGTATATTAGCTAAAAAAATGAAAAATTCGTGTCATTAAATATTTATAATATAAAGCATGTCTTTAATTAAATCAACAAACTATTCTGAATATCACTTCTATTTCAAGAAGATGTTGGAACATCTTGAATCCGGATTAAAGGTTACATTCAATGATGTCCAAGCCACTGAACTGATTCAAGAAGAATTTTATCGTCACGCCGCCATAAAAACGATGATTGCATATGTGTCATCGATCAACGGAGAATATGCAAGTATTAAAGAATACTTGACCCAAAAATATAATACAGTTTTACCTCCACCCAATGTTTTTACAGATTCTATATCTAACAAATTTAATGAAACAACAGGTTCATTTTTGAGTCTCGCATTTAATATGCTAGATGGAGACGTAATATCATTTGTTTTTGGGTTTGAAAAATTTATAAAATGGGCAACTTTAATTTATGGATCGTGTTGGAAGGATATTTTGGCATTTGATATACGTGCATTGGCAGAAATCGCGAGTCGAGAAAACTTGGTAGCATGCTACCAAAATATATGTAAACACGCATTCGCATATCTACCGTTCCCATTCTCCAAGATCCTCGAGCCGTTTGATCCCATTTTCCAGCAGCATTGGGTCAAAGAACAAAAAGAACTAATAGAGGCGATCGAGTGTAACCAAGTCGACATGTTCGACTTTAAGGGGAAATCGCCGAGTATATTGTTTTCTGGCAATTTGTTCAATAAGTTTTTAGAAACGGAAGCTGAATATGAAAACTGGTTTGAAGTTTTAAAATATGTATGGGATGGGTTAAATTTAAGCCACCTTCCAGCATCTTTAATGATGTTGGAAAGATTCAAATGTTTTGCAGACGGCCGATTTGATTTCCAAGAACATTTAAGAATACGTAATTATTCAGTTCCATTTTTAAATGCATACTTCAACAATCCTGATCCATGTTATATACATAACATCTTATATTTATTGGAAGATATTTTTACACATGAACATATGTTGGTGTGTAAAAATATTTTTACACACCAACATATGTTCATACAACCGCTTAAAGATATTTACCTGATATCGAAACAAACAGATTACCCAGAGATAGAGATATCGATTCCAGAGCCTCGGAGAGATTTCATGCGAGGCATGCTAACAATATTTATAAACGAGCAAGTCGTCAACAATGAAATGTTTGAAGATTGGTTCTGGCCAATCTTCAAAGCAATTGGAACGTTGGACTTTGATTCAACATTTCAAAATGGATTCGAACATTTATCCGAGTTGTTCGGCTTGTATGGGACGGGAGCAGGATACCCCCCTCCTTACCAAAGTTGTGTAAAAGATGACATTTTCAATTATCAAGAACAAATTAGTACCAATTTTGCGTTCATATTGTTATATGCGGCTGTCAGGACGAGTTCAAACAGAGATGTGGATAAGATTTTTCAATACTTTAATTTTCTAATAACAATACCTGCATTTCCTATTAATATGAAGGGAGATTTGGACCATCTTGGAATACGAATGCTTGAAAATAGATATGAACTTGGACGAGATAACTTATTTTTTACCAAAGCAATAGTTGAACAATTTATACAGTCATGCATCACATTTAAAGATGGTATGTTTAAGTTGGACACTCGATTTTTATTGCCATATTATTCTTATGATTCGGCTCCTTGTAAAGACGACATGTTCAACGAAGACTACGACACCTTGTTATTGTTGAATGATAATGTATCTTATCAAGAACTTCTTAAAACCCATGTTTACTTTGACATTTTGCTTCGCATCAAACTTCAGAAATATCTTCCAGGATGGATGATTAAAATTCTGACATCAAAACAGTTGGTAAAGATATATTTAGATATATCCATTCCATTACGTAGATCTTTTGCTATTAATGAAAAATCTAAATCGGTTAAATGTTGTGGGTTATTGATGAAGTATTTTTCTCCAAAATATTCGCATCTCATTAAATGGGTTGAAATTGACCAAAACAGTCGATATATTTATGTAAATTCGGTAAAAACAAAACTGAGGTGTACACATAAACAACTACTACAACTACAGCTGCTCGTTGGCCCGAAGCGGGATTGTTAGTACCGCAAAGCGGCGCCCGAAGGGTACCGCAAAGAGGCGCCCGAAGGGATATGGTACACATAAACAACTACAATTTTAATTTTCTTAAGAAAATTAAAATTCGGCAAATTTCTTTAAATCTTTGACACTTCTACCTTCAATATTTTTGTTCACTCGTTTACCATTTATCATCAAAAAGTAATCTGGGAACCCTTCAAACGTTGGTTTGATCTTTTGAATTATCTTATTAATCTTTGGGTCGCTGTCCCCTTGTATTGTTAAACATGTTATATGTGGATTGTTTTCTGCGAATGCTTGAAAAGCGGGTTTGGCTGTTGTACAATGGCCACAAAAATTGGCCTGCACCATGATTACACAGACGGTGTCTTTAAAATGTTTTAAAACACCGTTTGATGTAAAATCAGACGGTTCTAAATAAATTACAGGATTAGTCAAATAAGACATTTTATTTACTGTCAACATTAAAGTGAATTTTAAAAACATTTGTAAGTAAAATATAAAAGTATGCCAATTCTTACAAGTCAAATTGAACAAAGAATTATTAAAAAAATTAAGAGCAATGTTTCTATGAAATTAAATAAAACGTCATGTGATGTTTCCATATCATACAATGTTATGCTTATCACCTCAGACCATAAAATTTTGTTATTAGAGCGATCTATACCATTTTATCCACAAATAATCCAACCGATTTACATATTTCCAGGAGGACACGCCAATTTCGGCGAGTCAATTTTAGATGCCATATTACGGGAACTTTGGGAAGAGATGTCTATACACATGACTTTGAGGTTTTGTCAGTCTTATTATTTTAAAGTTTCTATATACGATTTTATAGTGAAAAGACACTTTAACAATTTGATTTTCCCGGCAAAAATAAATCTCACAAGTTGTCAGATTTTGAAACTTTTTAAACCAACTAAACACATGTCAAATATAGTGTTTATAGATATTTTTTATATTCAAGGGTTATACGAATCTTTTCAAATGGTGCAGAAATTTATGATTTTGAAAAAATCAGAAAATTGATTTTTTTGTTAAAAAAAATCCCATAATAAACAATGTCTCTTGTTACTGAAATTATTACATTATTCACTGATAAAGTCGCCGTCTTGGCATCTTGGTTAGAAGAACATCATAATATAACGTCTTCTGAAGTCTTGAACAAATGGGGAGAGGTGGTTGATATCAGCATTGTACAACCAACTATCAAAAAAGTACCTAAAATTAACATGTTGAACACATGTCCTCATATTTTTATAGCAGGGACTAGAGCTGGCGAAAAATGTACTGTTAAGCCGAAGAATGGTCAAATTTATTGTTGTGCTCATAAACCAAAACCAGTTAAAGAACAAAAATCCATAGACACGACAGTTTTATTACAAGATCCTCCGGTCCGCGGACCTTCGGTTCATCTGGTTAAAAGTGTCACGGAAGACAAACCACTCCAAAACGGTTACAATAACGAAACCGACGACGAAACCGCCCCAATTAAAAAGAAGGCGACGAAAGGTAAGAAGGGCCCGTCTCCAAGTAAAAAGTCGAATGTTAAAAAACTTGCTTATGATACGGATGATGAAATACTTGACGACGACATCAATTTACATTAAGCTTTTTATGGCTGTTAACCATAAAATCCTTTTTTTTCAAGTTGTAAATTTATATAAGGACCGATATCATTCAATCGAATGGTGTATGGTACCTCAATTAATGTTATACCGTTTTCAACACACAATCTCCTTTTAATTTCATCTCTATATTTTTGAGTCATTAAGGCTTCCGAATTTTTATGAAAACGCGGTGTAAATTTATAATGCTGAACTCCATTATATTCGACTCCCAGTTTTAGACTTGCATTGAAACAATCAATCTCAAGATTGTTTCCCGTTATTGGGTTCTGCAAGAAACGTGGTCTAATTTTTGGGAACGGTTTTTGAAATACCGTTTCAAGATATTTTCTACACTCAATTTCCCCCTTGGACCCGTCTTTTTGTTTAGCCGCGCCCGAATGGTACCATTCGGGCGCGGCAAAGCGGTACCACAATCCCGCTTCGCGGGATTGGGCGACCGATCCCAAAGGGATCGGGTACATGTTGCCAAAATTGTT